GGGATTTCTGGTTTTGGGGCGTTTATTAGGTTAATCTCTCCAGATGCCCATGATGCGATATTTCCATCTTTAGTTTTAATTAAGTGACCGTGATCAATACTGCCGTAATATTGATAGGTGTAATTGGAATCAGTATATCTCGCCACCCCCAACTGAACCGGCTCAGTTTGAATGCCCAGGAATTTCATTTGGTTTAGGTCCTGGATGCTATACCGAGCAATGAATTCGTTTTTATCAACAAGCCTATATTTATCAGCTCGGTCTTCTGATGACGAAATATGAATTACCTTCAACTCAAACCCTTCGCCTCTAAACCCCATCCCATAATGAATATCCCCATGCTTTAAATTATTACCCATCCCGACCTCCAAATATCTCAAAACATAATCTTGACTCGATATCCTCTACACTCTCAGAGCCATCATACAGAGCTTCTGCGTAACGTCTAAGCATTATTTTTGTGGACCTAAACATTCAATCACCCCTTTCATTGTTCTAAATATATATTACCACTGTATACATCCAGTGTCAATGTATGCTAATTTATAACGCTTGATAAAAAAATAAAAGTGAAATTTTTTCTAAAAAGTTTCGATAAGTGATTGTTATGAAAGAATATGATGTAAATATCAATAACTTAAATGAGGTACTTTCTATAGTCCCTAGGACCCCGGGCGTTTACGGGTTTAAGGACGATGCGGGTATGTTTTTGTATATCGGTCAGTCAATAGACCTAAAGCGGCGTCTAATGGAGCACAGGGGGTCCCTAGAGCGATTGATAACGGACTACAGTGCCAATAAGGTGATACAAATCGTTTTCGATGAGCGTTCGAGGGAGCATTTAGATGAGACTGAACAGCATCTTATCGAAAAGTATAAACCACGGTTTAATCAACATTGGAATGAGGTGTTCTATGATCCGAGCCTGACAACAACGGTCACAGTCACTTTTCCGTTTTATATCCTGAATAATCTACAAGACATGCGTTACCGTGAGGGAATGAGTCTTGATGAGGCTTTTAGGCGTTCTATAGAGCTGGTGGCCACTGGATAAATGATATAATCATGTGGGCCACTTCTTCGGACAATCACCCCGTTTCCGGTGGCCCGTTTTAAGTTGTATAAGTGTTCTTTTGTGGAAATTTGTCTTATTTCACAATTAACTGCGTTTGGCTCCCCTGGCTGGATTCGAACCAACGACACAGTGGTTAACAGCCACCCGCTCTCCCACTGAGCTACAGGGAAATATTTAGGGCGAAGCCGGGAATTGAACCCGGTTGTATCGTATGTCACTACTATCTTCGAACCGCTACTCACGCTATCTCGGTGCAACGGGCGTGACGGATCTACTGCTTTCGCTCATACCAAAGTTTCAATCTTATATACACAAAGATGAAACAAATACAGGATACGGATCAGGCATCCTACACGACTGTGCTGTACTTCGCCCACGTTATAATCCCATCAAGCCGCGAAAAAGTCAATCTATCGAGACTCAATATATCGATAGCTATCTGTGATAGAACGTAAAATAGTTGAATCTAACGTAATTCTATGTTACTATTAACTTGGGAACGGCTGTCCTTCTCTTACCCACTTTGAGATAGCTGTTCCTAATAAATTTCGTAAGAGAGGAACTTAGATAATGCAGAAGCGGAGGCAGAGTAAATATGCTCAGTATATTCCTAAGATCCGAGAGCTTAGACCGACTCTGAAATGGAAAGATGTCGTAAAATTTCTTGGCTTAAATCCGGAAGAATACGGGGCCATTAGGGCAATGATGCACAGGGTAGATAAAAAAGACATTGAGCGATTACTGAGATGAAAATTGGCGAGTTTTCTGGTGTTTCATGATATTTTGCGTTTAATTGGGTTTGTTTATTGTATTTTTTTAATATATGGCTTGTTGTTTTAAAATAAATAATGGGGTGTCTGGAGTTGGATAAAGTTTACTTGTTGATTTCCATTTGTTCATTGATATTTGCAGTGCTTGTTTTACTGGGATTATTTAGGTGTTAGCTAATTTCTTTTTGATAATTATGATTATTATTATTGTCGTGATTGTTTTGATGTTTGGTGCGTATGCTCTTCATGTAATCGTTCCAAAAGAGTTGGTTGATGAAGTTCAGTTTTGTATGAGTGTTGGGGCTATGGCTGTCGGACTTATGGGGGCTTTGATAGGAGCTTCAAGATGACATGTTTAATTAAAGACAAACCAATAAAAGACGAGGGATGGTTCTATGGTAGTTAATATCACCGTGCATGAAGATTTGATAGGAATAACCGTGGCACTTCTGGCGATTTGGGTGATTGCCGATATTGTTTTGAAAATTGTTGAGTTGAGATATGAACGGTTTATGGACAAGTGGAATGAACTTGATAAAAAAAAGCGGGACAAATTTGATCAAAAAAGTAAAGACCCATTAGACGATCCGAACTCGTGGCAATCTCAACATAAAGCAGCGCAAGATGAGTTTATTAGGACCGGAAGATCCCCAGGTGGTGGGACGTCTTATCCTGCCAAGACGGAATCTGAAATAAAAAACATGCCAGATAAATACAAACCATTTAAGGAGGTATTAGATGAAAAATGAAGTCTCTAAAGCTATTCTGTCTTTTGTAATTGGAACCACTGTCCTGTGTTCTGTCGGATGGGGTTTAGGTGAGTTTGTAAAATATCACAAACGCCCTCTATATCAGCGTGTGGAATATTTGGGGAAGGTACAGAAATGTGTTCAAACAAAGATGTTTTTAGGGGGGCCCGCTTATGATATTTTTGTAGATGGGGGTAAATTTCAGGTAAGGAAGCCGTTCAGAAAAGATTCAGCTGCCTATGTAGTAACCCGCAGAAGCGGGCGCCATTCAATCTATAGCTACAATCCCCTTGAGACGACAGAGAGTGCGGTGGAATGAAAGACTTACCTGAAGTAAAAAACATACCAGATCCCCCACCATGCAAACCACATGGACAGGATTTTGACTGGCGTTCTTTAAAGAGTTCTGACCGTGTTTTAGTTCGCTACGCATGGTCAAACAAGGAACAGGTTTTTGAATGCTCTGTAAAAGAATGGTCTCCTAGTGGAGATTTTTTTCTAATTGCCCAGAATCAGGTACCCAATACAATCGGTCATAGACAATGGGTTGGTAAAAATCATCTTATTTTTTTGGAGCTTTTAGAGGAAGAAGCGTATCAGGACATCGATAGGAGCACACTATGAAGGACCTTAAAGTAAGCAAGAATTTTTACCTTTGGGAGTTCGTGCCCCCGGATATCTATAAAAAATATGGCGAGAGTAGCGTTTGGTTCGTCGATACTGGGCTTATTTTTCTTTGCCAATTCTTTAGAGATGATCTTGATAGACCAATCAATATAAATACGTATAAGAACTACGCAGACGAAAGCGGATTCACTGATAGCGGATTTAGAAGTTATAGGTCGAAAGTTGGAGGGGTATTATCTCAACACAGATTTGGGCGTGGTGGCGACCTAAAAGTTGACGGGTTGGATTATGAGGAATTAAGAGAATATGTCAGGAAAAACTGGGTTAAATTTAAAGCCGCCGGGTTGACGACTATAGAGAAAAACACAGAAAGTTGGCTACACATAGATAAGCGGCCAACAAATTCAGACAAACTTTTTGAGGTCAGTTATAAAAAGAAAGTGAAAAAAATACACGCAGGACATACGCAGAACGTGTAAACCCTGCGCAGTTAACACCGGGATTCCCGGTTGAAGAAAAAGCTACCGGGAATCCCGGTAAAGGAGAATAATAGTGAAAAATAAACTTTTGAAAATAATCGTCCATTGGGATCAGGAGGGATATTCGACGTCTTCTTTTTTATTGGAGATGACTCAAGAAGAATTTGATAAAATCAAGGGGGCGCATGGTCATTATCTTAATTTGACAGAATCCAACCCTGGGGCTGAAAAATCCTGTAATATTGTGAGTTTTATGTTGGGCGACAGGAGCCCGGATAATTTAAAGTTTGCGCGGGAATTAGATATCGACGAAAAATGGGTGGGTAAATTTAAGGATTCTGAGGCTATTAAAACAGCTTTACAGCAACCGATTGACGGGTTTCTCGCTTGTGGTTTCGCCGGTTGATTCTAAGAAATGCAAGATCATACACGCTCAAACTAAGAATGGCACCCTAACAATAAGGCTGTTCTCTCAATATCGCTGTCAACGTACGCAATCCCCCCTCTTTTCTCTATCAAATTGACAACTGCTTCCAAACTTTTTAGCTGGCCTTTACCGAATCCGTCTGGGATAACATGAAACATTGTGAGCTTATCTTTGCAGTGAACACTATCGACTGCCTCAGCAATCGAGAAAACACCTGTCATAAGTCGGGTAATGACGTATAGATGAACATTGCAGTGATTCTCTTTTTGATCTATTTCTTCTTTTTGACACTCGGGAGTCCAATCAGGCACAACGGGGTTATAAAATGGAATTTTTATTAACTTAATCAGGTCATCACGCCAAGTACTGTTGTTGCAAGTACCACCTAAAAAAACTTTTTTAGCTTTCATTTTTACTCCTGAAACATTGAAATAAAGGCCGTATTTATAACAGGTCAACTTTGTTATAAATAGGACACCCCTAGGACCGGATTCCCACAATTCACAATGAGAATCCGGCGAACATAGAATGGCATAAAGGGAACTTAGAAACTTTATGCTCGATAAAATATTATCAAATTACTTTTGAATCTTCAAAATAGCGTCCTTGTAACTCGCAATACTCTTCTCAAGCATGATCACCTGCTTGTTTTGAAGCCATATTCGGACGAACGGTATAGGTATCCGCCTAACTAACAAATTATTGCACTTAACGATCAAATCGCTAATGATTTGGGTTAGGTTGTCCAAAAAGAACATACTGAGCGGCAAAGTAAGAAGGCTCAGCGCTGCTAGACCTCCCCATCCCCACGGACTATGAAAAACGATTCCTAAATACTGTGTTGCGATATCCATTATTGGCTCCTTTTCTACCATTACTTCTGATGGGTTCCCTCAACTTGACGCCTTTCTCTATCAACCGTACGTTTGTTTAACCACATCCCCGCCTCTTCTAGTTTCGTTATTGCTAATGAATTTTCTCTACATTTAAACTCAGACGCGTTGTAATATTCTAGTCTTTGAATAACTGCTTGTATTACAGTTTCCACAAATGCACCATTGGGTTTTATTCTGTCTTCGTCACGGCCAAGAGGCCCATTCTGCCAATCTATTTTCAAACCGACACCCGAAACAGATCCTCCAGTGGGATTCCCGTTTTCATCATTTTTATTTTCTGCTTCAAATTCTCCTAGCATTTTCTCTCCTTTTCTACCATTTATTTTTTCTTAAAATAACTGGGTGCTATCTTCTCCGCCGAGCGGCCAATGACATAACCGCCTAAACCTATTTGAAATAGTGTTCCAAACCATTCAGGCAACGGATTAGATAGCAACCCCAACGACTGTAATATAACTAGAGCTAGCATTGTGAGCATCGTTATTGGACGCCAACTCTTTTGTAGCCAGTTACCCTTAGCTTCGATCTTAATGACACTTGTCTGGGCATCTAGGAGCCTCCGGTCATAATCTAGCATCTTAGACATCGCGGCATTCTGGGTAGCCGCCATCTTAATCTCAAGTTTCATCTTTTCTTCAGGACTCAAAGTCAAATCGTCGATGACTTTGGCCACTGGGTTAAAAATATCGGTTATAAATCCTAAAATACTCATTTCAATTAATCATACCAAAGAGTCACAGCCACTTATCGAAAAGGCGTTGTTCTTGAGCCACTCGTTCAGGGTCAGTCAATGCACGTGTCCATAAAATAAGCTCGCCAATATCACCGGAGAGAAATCCACCTCCTAATTGACCGATAAAAAATTGATTAGCGGAGGCCGCCAGTGGCAATCCCTGGACGACGCCCAATGCGCCATTGAAATAGGGATACACCATATTGTCTGGTTTCGGATATACGACTGATAAAACAGTATTTTGTCTGGCTCTGTTACCAAGAATTAAATTGTGGCTAACCGTGTCAGTTTGCTTGATAGCGGTACTATCGAGAAAATACCCTATTCTACCAATCCCACCAAAAGTAAATCTCAAAAGTCGCTCTATAGCAGCAAAACCAATCGTTCTATAGACGATCATAAGGGTGTGAGGAGCCGTTGAAATCGACGCAGCCCCATTAGCGTTATAAAAATCATCTACCCCATCAAATCTGAGTGCAGGTCTACCGTTAATCACGCCGGACGCTTGAAATTTAGCTTGAAAGCCAACCGTTCCCTGGGTGGCATTATTGCCTAGTGGTGACTTATCGGTGATTGTTGGTATGGGGTCTTGATCGCTAACAACACCTACAAAGTCAAACGCATCAAGCCATAATCCGTTTCCAGGTATACTCAGTGGTGTTAGTGGTTCAAGAGGAGCAAGCGCTATCGGACTAGTAAGAGTGCGCGTTAAAGGTAGCGCTATCTCTGATAACATGACTTAAACCAAATCTGCGAAAACGTTACTTGCGCCTGAGGAGCCGGAAAAGACACCCCTAAAGATCAATCCGACTTTCACATTTTCTATTATGACGGAACCATCTGCCGTAAAACACGCATTTGGAATTTTTGTAAATCGTTTACCGGGATCATTTGTGGTCGCTACCTCAAGATCGAATGTCCCGTTCCCAAAGTTATCAGCCCGAACATTTAACACTTTTGAGCCCCCGTTAAAAAGGACTTCGGCACTCGTATCGTCAGCAGAAATGTTGTCAAATAAGATTGTCATAACCTTATTTTACCACGGGCGCAAGTGTCATTTGCTGTATAACTGTGTAATCCAGAAAATAAAAATAGGAACACTGATAGCCACAGTTGTTCCTAATATTTTGTATAACGTGTTTTTCCAACTGAGTCGTAACTCTATTGATACCAACGTTTCGGATACTTTTGAGAAATTCTTTGCGCTTTCTTTTTTAAACTGCCATATCTCTTCTTTAACAGACGAGAACTTTTCCTCTACTTTTTCCTCAAAGGGCTTCAACTCTTTTCGAATCATGTTTTCGACCACCGCGAGTTCCTGTGTCTGCAATTTAGGTTTCATTCTGTTAGTCAATCAGAAGTGTCATTGAGGATTTTAGGGTCATAGGCGACTAGTTCCTCAACGCTTGATATTTTCTTGAATTTTGGATCATTGGGAAGGTCTCGAAGCTTTTGCTTCTCTTGCGCGATTTCTTTTTTAACCACTTTGTCGTCCATTTCTAAGGCGATAATCATTTCCGTATCTAGTTTCTTAAGTTTTTCTTGACGAATAACACGGAGTTTGTCCATCTTTATCTTTTTTGCTTTTTCAATGTTGCAAGATATTTTTGAGTTCTTTATTTCGTAGGCATTAAAAAATTCTGATCTAATATCTTCTTCACTAACTTCTATAAAATCTGATAGTTTTAAGTTATAACGATCCGAGAAATCATTGATCGACTCCTCTATTAAAGTTACTACTTTAAATTTTCCATCATCCAAAAAAGCATAATTTTTCATAAGTATCCCTAGATTACCGCCGCACTAATATCTGCACAATCTGAATTTGAAAATGTAGTGCCGCCCGCATTCCACGCTGCGGTAAATATATTCATTGATCCTGATGCGGCAGATCCAAGATGAGCATTTGTGTCTTCAAAAAATGTCCCCACAGAGACACGTTGTGTAGAAAGTAAATAGCCATAATTTGCATCGCCGATAGGATTTGTAAAATTTATCGTGTAATCTCCCGTGGCGTTTTTAACAACAGATGCAACATTGAAACTAGATAATATTGTAGGCGTTCCGGGAACCCCATCGAATCTTACTCTGGCTCTTACTTCAGTTTCTAGAACCAAAATAAAATCATCAGCAGCTTGATCAAATATAAGTGTAACTTTTTGACCAACTAAAAGAAGTCCGGCTGTCAGAGCAACGCCATCATAAGTAATATCCTTTGCGCCTAAGGCGTTGATATTCACTGTACTTGCTCCAGTATTTGTATTTACGACAAGAAATCGGATTCTCATTCCATCTTGAAGCTCAAATATTTGCTGCTGTAATCCTGATTTCTCTAACACATAAACGTCTGCGGCGCTTCCACCGGCTTCTTGGTAAAAATCACCTTTGGAGGCATAAACTGCAACGGCTTTTTCTGTTTGAAAATTATCCCCAGTATCGAATGATTGCCCCGTACCTGCTACGAGATTGTTGTTCTCATTCTTAAAGCCGTTCATATCAGTGTCTTGCACTTGATTGGTTATGCCATTTTGGAAATTTTTTATAGTTGCTACCATGTTTTATCCTTGAAATCTATTATATCACTTATGTTTGATTACGAATTTATAAAAACCACTCTATAACCGACCGGAGCAAGAAGCTTAACTAAACACTGAAATATAAGAGCCTTATCTGGATCAGTGTCAAAATCTCCCTCGATGATCCAGGTGAATTTTGTGGGATCACCAAACAATGTAAACGGAAGTGTAAAAGGTAAAGGCGCTATGATAATTGGATCTTCTAAAGTAAACGGCAGTGTATAGGGTAATGCATTGCGTGGTGGGAATGTTATCGTAAATCCGAATGTTGCCGCTAAATCAATAAAGTCCTGTTCTGTCTGAACCGAAAGAGCATTTAGTTTAAGTACAATATTATCTCGTCTCTCAGCATCTGTAGGTGCTATCGGGATACATGAGTCTGGTATTCCCACGGCATTCTCCCACTCTGTTATAAAATTTTCTGTTGTTCGAGGGTCTAGTTCTGAGAGAAATGTCGCCATTAGATCTTGGAGTCGTTTGAACTCTTCGGAACTAGCACTCAAGTATCGACGTAAATTAGACCCTTCAACACCAGATGCTCCGTAGGCCCTGCCAGTGGGTATAAAACTAGCTAGAACATCCGTGTGCTGCTCTTTGGAGAAGCTTTTTATGATAGTCATGGATATATGATAGTGCCCAGAACTCCGATCTCGGTAGGTCCGATTGGAATATCACCAGTTGGGGTAGATAAGGTAAAAGAAGTTACCGGGTTCCCTCCGCTGTCTAATGTACTATTTATGATGCTCTCATAATCGATCTGACTAATATCTTTGGCCACTTCGGTACCGCTTCTGAAAAAGGACTGTAAGTTAGCTGTTATCGCTGTTTGCATAGCGGAAGTGTTTGGGATTAATTCTGTGAATGTAAAATCCACTGTTACTGCAATGGGTGCAGCTACGATTAAGTCAGATTCGGACATGGGCGCATATTTTATCTCTAATAATTTGTCTTTTACATCCTGTACTTCACTTGGCGTTGGAATAATATCAACATCGTTATCACGTACGAAAATCACGATAACCTGTGCCTCAGAAGCAATAGCAAATGAGACGGTGGGAGATCCCGTTGCTGGTGTTGAGGGAGTCCCTGGAACTACGTACCCAAATTTGACGGCGTTTATAACCAATGTTTTGGCGTTAACTTGGTTGTACTCGGGCTCAATCGCATTTACAACTGTTACGACCTGGCCATCAAACAGCCCATGATTAGACGCGGTTTCGACTGTCGCAAAGTCTCCAGATCTCGTTATTGATGTCGGTGTGACTGAATCAAATAATGAGTCCACATTTTGCACAAACACTCTTGTGACCCCTGGGACAAGTTTGGCTTGATTGATAATCGCGTTTTCATTAAATAGCGCAATCGGATTCTGTATTCTAAATAAGAACCTGTCTCGTAGAGAATCATCTGTTTCGACGTCAGTACCACCAGCAATCTCATCAAAAGAAACAAAGCCCTCAGAATCGACACCTGCCAAAGGAGAAGCCAAAGAAATAGCTGTACCAGACAACAAGTTTTGATCTGCCCCAAAATCGAGACTTTCAGCCTCAACATTAGCAAAAGAAGCATCGACTAAAATTGTGCCTGTAGCGGGCGTTGTGGGGGTTCCTACGACTTCATAGGTGAAGCTATTAAGACTTGTTACGATAATCTCAAAGGTGCCGTTGTATTCTGTTTCGACGGCACCGGATATGACTACGTCCATCCCAGACGCTAACCCGTGGTCGAGATCTGTGGTGACAGTTGCTATTTGAGCCACGCGGGTTATAGAGGTAACTGAAAGTGTCGTCGCAGCGATTGCAGAGGCAGCTAAGGTCTCATAAAGATCGCCACTAGAGGAAGAGAATTGTGTTGATATCGGAATTACCGAAGTGTCCACCCCTGTAAATGTCACAAAACCTGTCGCTTTTGTAGCGGGGTTCCTTATAATTCCCCAGATAGCGGCCCACCTTTCTAGGCTCTCGCCAGTAGTTGTGTCCCAAAAAGTTAATAATTCTAGCTGTTGTAAAGTTTTGTATGTCTCAAAAAACGCATTCGCAAAGGAAGCGGACAGTGCGCGGATAACAGAGTTACGTAAAAACGGGTCTAATTCATCTAACTCGTTCTGTAAGTCCGCAGCTATACGATCAAAAATTACTGTTACATTAGCCGGTATGTTTAAACTCATATTTTCCTCACGCTATAACTGTATTTTCCCACAGATCAAATTGAATAGTAAACGAAGTGTCATCGAATCGGATAAATATTACATCAATTGTTATTTTGGAACCGTCTTGCGAGCCTGATACCTCGACATTTTGAAGTAGCTGATCCGTTATCATCCATTGGAAAGAGGTTATTACAAATGAGATGGCGTCATTTAGGGTTTTGAGCGTGGACCTTGCTTGATCTAAAAACCAAAGCTTAGAGCCTACCTGATAGTTTGGGTCGTCGTTTTGCTCATTACCTATCCAACCGCGCCTTAATTCTGGTGGGGAAACTTCCGAGGCCTCAGCGCGTTGATCTACCAATAAGCTGGTGATAATGCTGGAGTCTAAACCTTCTGTTAGTAAAAAATCCCCGCCTTTGAAGTCGATATCAAAAATATCATCTTGTTTTTGGATAAGGATGTCACGCATACACCCATTTTATCAGATCAAGCTGTTTAGAAGAGAGTTCAGTAAATATCTATACTGGAGGTCCGGTATTTGCAGCGCCAACCGTAACACCGCTGTGGACGTGTGTAGCGAAATCTTTTCCACCGGCACTTACCCCAGTGGTGCCGACCACATTAACCGCTGTGACATCACCAGTAATCGTTGTTATATCGCCACCTGCATCTATGTCTCCATCTGTGGTGATGTTACCGTCAACCTGTAGGTCGCCCGTAATTGTAGTATTACCATCCACAGTCGCATTCCCATTAACCGTAGTATCGCCATTCACGATAGCTCCGGATGGTGCATTGACAGTCACATTACTTAGAGCCGTTATCGTAATATTCCCAGACGCATCGAATTTAGCGATGTTTCCTTTTGAGAAATTCCCAAACACAGCTTCGCCAGGCTTTAGATTCTTTGGCCTGGACTTACCGGATGCGCTGATCGCCACTGCGTTGTCCTCGTGTCCGACGTTTATAACAATGGCAAGCTCGTCTAAGGGTGCATTGGCGCTCATGCCGTAGGGATAGATATAAACAACGTCCTTGACCTTTTTCATATATTCGGTCTGAGACTGCGGGAAATCTCCTGAATCGCTCCCTGGGTTAGAGACGCGACCGAAGCGTACCATATTTTTTATCTTTTCAAATAAACCACGCATTAGACGTCTACCCCGAACTTGTTGCTACGCGAATCAATTACGCTACGCTCAGCCTGTAGGTTAAAAGAATCCTTATAAGACATTTCTAAAGTGGTAACAGTTCCTGCATCGGAGGAGTTATATTCAACGGTCTTGATAAGAAGTTGGCTATCAATGTCGGCTTTACCGTCCTTCACGGAAACAAGAAAGTTAGGTGCCCAAATTTGGTCTTCGGTCGCCAAAAACCCTTGTACACTGCATTGATAGCTAAATCCCCTAGAACGCCTTACATTCGCTTCCCAGATGGCCCTGTCAACGGATGTATTAACGTCATTAGATGTGTCGGCGGGAATAGATAGAAATCTAGATGCGCGTACGTCAGTATCTTTTGCTGAACCAGGTTGGTCCACAATACTACTAGTATTTGACGCGATAGCCGCACTTAAAAGGCTACCAAGATTAGATTGCGACAAAACCGCGTATTCGTTAAAACGCTCAGCCATTGAGTACCGTGCTGAGGCACTTAGGATGTTGTTTTCTCTTGTGATAGGTGGAAACTCTGGCCCTAGGTCTGTTTGTGGCGTAGGGGAAACTAAGTTAGTGTCTCTGTGAACCAGTCTTGCGCCAATTAGATTGGTGGACCCTCTAGCTATGACAATATTCCCATTTCCATCTGTAGTGGCTAATACCTGGCGTTTTTGGCAATACTTGTCGATCACTTCAAACATATTTTGGCCTACTTCAGCGTCAAGGGTGTCGCCAGCTCCAAAAGGCTTTGGGTTTACAAGATCGATGACACCGATATTTATTCCGTTACCCTCTAATAGCTTTTCGATAGTTGTCTTGAGTGTAATCGTTCCCTTAGAGGGTGACAGGCTAAAGGGGGCCTTTACAGACGAATCAATTACATCAGCGGTCTTGTCCCGACCAGCTAATCTAATCGTGTGTGAAGTGTTGTCATAGGAGGGCTCGATGACTTCTATAAATCCGTTTATAACCGATTGCCCTTCAACGAGAATCCGCACGGTATCTTGTAGTTTTATCGGGAAATTTCCGAACTTGTCGATTGTCGCTACAGCCTCGAATGTTCCGGTTATTGTCTCTATTGATCGCCTGGCCGTAACGGATATAAAATTCTCATAATCTACCCCGTTGATCTGTACAAGGATCATTATGTGGGACTCAAGACTTTTATATCGCCCTCAATAAATGCGGTATTATGAGCCTGGTTTAGAGCAACCAACTGGTCTGACAGCTCTGTACTCCCATATAACCTATAAGCCAAGACAGTCGAAGGTACAAGCGTGGTACTAAAATCAAACACAGATCTAAGATCGAGCGTGCCAAAAAATTTCATGGCATCGGTTCTAAGTTTTATTAAAGACAAGCGGGTATCACTATCGATAAGACCGCCATTAACAAGAGAGTTAAACTGCTCGTCTAACTGTCCAATCACCTCGTCTAGCTCCTCTTGGTTCCCAAAGTCGATTGCAATAGCGTTATCGTAAGCAAGCGCGCAGCTAAACACCTGTGATCCGGCGTTTATCGTGTCTGTGGAGTCCATAAGCGCCTGGTTGGTCACTATATCAGTCTGATCATCCCCAAAACCGAATAGCTCTCTTGCTACGAGGTACCTATCTCTTGCGGTATCGGCGACAAGATCAAGGACGTTGAAAATATCATTCAAAGATTGATTAATGGTATTTTCGGCGATAGCAGAAATTAGGGTATCCGTCAAATCCTCGATCTCTGCGTTAAGATCGCTGTTTTGCACATTAACTACTCGGCTGACAGAGCCCAGGATATCGTCTAGTAGTAACAAGGTTTGTCCGGCGATGCCTTGCAATACAATATTCCTGTTGAGTCCAAAATTCAGATTCGATTGTGCTTCTGCTAATGACTCCCCCATAAAAACGGTGTTCGATTCAAATAGGGCTTCTCTGTCTTGATTTATGAGGGATGGAGAGATGCTGCCCCCTGTTGGCGTGATGATCCCCACTTCAACTGTGAACTCTACGGAATAGTCATATAGCCCCAAAACATCCATTCTGTCGTCTTTTGTGTACTCTGAAACTTTGACAAGGAAATTACCATAGAGAGGATGGACAAGTGTGCCGTTCCCAGGGGTATTCAATGCGACATCAAACGCATCCCTATTTTCAAACGTAATCTGGATCGCCATGCGAAATTTACGGGGAACCAAGCCCAATTGTTCGACAATGACGTTATCTGAGCCTGGATAAATGTGTTCAGCGGTTTTGAAACCGTGTGTTTCGGCGGTGCCTCGATAAAGATAGGGCACCCCTCTAAAATTCGGAGCCTTTAACTCGTCATTTACAGTCACTAGGTAGCACCAGAAAAGGCCAAATTCAATCCAACATCGGGGTTAAATATACTCGCTTTTCTTACTGTCGTACCTGGGGCGGCCTCCACCCTGATTAGTCCGCTTACATCGACGTTATTTGTTGCGGAATTCTGTTCGGTTATATTTTTTATCTCACCGGTATTATCTACCCTTAGCGCCGCGCTTACACCCCCGGCAGCCCCCCCGAGAACAAGTCCTCTTAAAATGCTGCCTATTTTACTAAACACTTTAAACTTTTTTTGAAGGAGCACAGTGCCCGCGATGACTGCTGCAATGGCGGCTGGAATCGCAAACAAAAAGAAAAAGACTGTTCCTAGTGATACCCCAAGGCCGATAGCTGCAATACCCAATAAACCAACCCCTATAATAAGTCCACCAAACAATAAAAGAAGTGGCCCAATGACCGCGACCATTGCAGCCAAGATTACAAGAATAGTCTTTGTAGTGGGAGATAAATTCCTAAATCCTATTGCCATAGACCTGATTGCATTAGACGCTAGAAGAACGGCTGGCTTTAGAATTTCGCCGATATCTCTACTTGCAGTCTTAACATTTCCGCTTGTCACGCCCAACTGGTTTGCAAGGGTTTGCATTTGGTCTGTGAACTTTTCGTTTAATCCTGTGCCGTCTGCGATGTCTTTGTTTATTTTTTCGACTGTTGCTCTTAATATCGCAAGTTTGTCATCGCTTAAACTGGCGAGCGCTGTGAAGGCCCTTAGCCGTGGGATAGCAAATG